TACCCTAAAGCTATTATTTATTCACACAATGAGTTTGCTAATAAAGCATGCCCATCATTTGACGCAACTAAAGAGTATGAAAATATCTGAAAACACAGAGTTTAAAATTGATATAAAAACTGTAATTGGAATAATAATGTTTACTACTACAATAGTAGGAATGTATTATACTTTACAAGAGGACATAGCAGAAGCTAAAACTTTACCACCTGTACAAGTCACTCGTTTAGAGTATGAATTAAAAGAAGAGTGGAATGAAAAGATGATCATGCAGTTAAAAGATCAAGTAGAAATGCTTGAACAAACTCAAGATATACTAAAAGAAGAAGTTAGTATAACTGCTAGCATGATTAAAGATGGCACAGAAGCTGATGGTAAATTAGAAGAGCTTAATAGACAGTTAGAAGAATTACAAAATAAAAAACCTAAAACTAGAGTCATAGTTAAAGAGGTTAAGGTTGATAAAAAAGGTAGAAAATTATAATATGACAAGCGGTTTATCTTGTTGGAAAGGTTATGAAAGAGTTCCTGGCACTAGTGCTGGACAGAAAGGCAGTTGTAGGAAGTCAAGTGGACCTTCTCTACGTAAAACTACAAAAGGTAAAGGTAGAAACTTTTTGTCTGTTAAAGAAGGTGCTGGTATGACCGCGGCAGGTAGAGCTAAATATAAAAAACAAAATCCAGGCAGCACGCTTTCTGCTCCTGTGACAAAGAAAAATGTAAAACCTGGAAGTAAAGATGCTGCTAGAAGAAAATCTTTTTGCGCTAGATCAAAAAGTTGGACTGGCGAAAGAGGAAAAGCAGCTCGAAAACGTTGGAGATGTTGATATGTCAAAGTTTAAATTAAAAGCGCCTTACGGCATAGACCCTGTTGCAAGATATGAAGTTCCGTTTACACCTGATAATGTTGGCGATGATAATGGTTTAGTTGCTAAAGCTAATGACAATGGCACTATGATCGTTAATAAAAATATTCCTTTAAATTCAAAACTTAGAAAAGAAGCAGAGTCTCACGAAGACCACCATTTAAAAGACATGATGGATGGTAAACTAGCTTATGATGACAACGCTGTTTATCACAACTTAGATGGTAAGGGTGTTAAAAGAGTTGACAGAAAAAACTTTAGTGAAAGTGATAAGTCTTTACCTTGGGAAAAAAATGCTTATAAAGCTGGTGACAACTTAGAAGAAAAAGATATGAGACCTAATCCGAACAAGTTAAATGGGCCACCTAATATGAAAGATGATACACCACTTGCTTTTCAAAAAATAGGATCAAGACATAAATTTGGTAGACAAGGCGATAAAAGTAAAGTTTCAATGAACGAAAACTTTGGTCCTTCTATGATTAAAAAATTTACACCTCTTGCTTTAGGCAAAGGAGAACCAGATGCCTCTGGATCACCTTATGCTGGAGACACGGTTTATTTTTCTCCTGAAGAAGGAAAACTAGTTCATAGACGTGATGCTGATGGGCAAGGTACTTTCAACATTAAAAGAGATGATAAAGGCAGGATAAATTGGCAAGGATATACTAAAGGTGCAAGTGGAAGTATTGACTCTATACAAAATGCTTCAAGTTTTAAAAACAAACCTTCTGGTATGAGCGATGAGCAATATAACGCAAAATTTAGAAATCAGCTTAACAAGGTTGAAAAAGAGTATCAAGATAAAATGAGAAGCTATAATTACTATGATGATGTTTTTACTAAAGGTGGTGATTTACCAACAATTAAATATGGTGGTGGTAATATAACATTAAAACCAGGTCAAGACTTTAAATCTTTAGTCAAGGAATATGGATCAACAGCGGGAGCTATGGATCACATGGAGTTTGTTTATGATAAACCTTCTACCACTGGTAAAGGATCAATTGGTTCTGGTACTGTCACGCTTGCAGGATTACTTGAAGACCAAAAAGCAGCAGCTGCTAAAGCAGGTATGAAAGGTTCTAGTGGAGCATACAGTGATCTTAGAAAAGCTATTACGGGTGAAAACACTAAACAAAAGAAGCGTAACTATGAATTAACTTCGAAAGAATTAGCTAAAGCTCAAGAGGCATTTCCAGATATATTTACAGGAACTAATACTCAAACTTTAAAAAGAAAAGCTGCAACAGACAAATTATCTAAAGAATACTTTGGCCAAGGTGGAGTAGGAGGCATATTAAATGATGTTGGTGGAGCACAAAGATATAGATTAGAAAAAGAGTATCAAAATAAATTAGCGGAATTACAAAAACAAAAATTTGATATTTAAATGGAAAAGAAAACGTTTAGAGAAACTAAAGTAGGAGCATTTTTAGCTAGCAAAGCTCCTAAAGTATTAACTGCAATTGGAGATATATTGCCTAATCAAGGAACTCTTGGTGTGGTAAAAAATCTTATAACAGGTGATAATAAGATTAGCTCTGCTGATAAAGAGCAGGCTATGAAGCTAATAGAGCAAGACATGCAAGAATTAAAAGAAGTATCTAGCAGGTGGAGAGCTGATATGAAATCAGACTCATGGCTTAGTAAAAACACTAGACCTTTAGCTTTAGTATTTTTAACTGCATCAGCTGTATTAATGATGGCTGTAGATTCATTTCATTTACAATTTGATGTAGATGAGTCGTGGATAAACTTATTAAAAACATTGCTGGTAACAGTTTATGTAGCATACTTCGGAAGTCGTGGTGCTGAAAAAATAACAAAAATAAATAAATAAACATGAGAGGTTTAGAAGGAAATATGATGGCTCAACCAAGAGTGTTTGGCCACGATGCTGCAACAGTTATAGCTGGTGCGATAAATATAAGAATACCAGCAATAGAAGCTGTTAGTATAAGTGTTGTTGGATCTGGTTATGATCAATCAGATGTAGGCGATACGCTTGCCCAGTCAGGTGCAACTACCCCTAGTGGTGGAACAGGTATGGAAGTTAACATAACTGAAGTGTCAGCAGCTGGAACATTACAAGCTGTAGAAATTATAACAGCAGGTAGTGGCTATGACGTAGGTAATGTAATTACACTTGCCGCAGCAACTAGTGGTGGAACAGGTGCTAAACTTACTGTTTTAGCAGATGGTTTAACTTTACCAGGTTTAGCTACTAGTGATAGAGGAGCTGTAATATATAATGGTAATGCAGAACAAAGTGTTGAAATAATAACAGAAGCAGGTTCAAATGTAGTATTCCCAAAAGTACAACCAGGAACAGTTGTAGGAGATAAAGCACCTATGTTAGCAAAAGGTGTTATATCAGGTTCCAATTTAGTAGCAATATACTAAAACAAAAACAAACAATTAAATTAAATTAAATGTCAAATATAAAAAACAGAATGCGTGGTAAAGTTACCAAAGCAGAATTAGAGAAAATTCAAGAACAACAAAATAAAGTAAACTCTATATTAATGGAGTTAGGTTATCTTGATTCTAAAAAGCACGCTTTATTACATGAGTTAGCTGATGCTAACGTTGTAGTAGACGGCACTAAAAAAGAACTACAAGATAAGTATGGTCATATAAATATTGATCTTGCCACTGGAGACTGGAAAAGAAGCGAAGAAGATGTCAGTGATAAGAAAGATTAGTATAGGTTCTGATTATAAAAATGATGCAATGCATTATTCTTTAGATCAAGAAGTTTATGGTGGGCATACAATATCTAATATTTTGTTTGACGATAAAGATAATTCATATAATATATATATAACTAAACTCAATGAAGTTCTTCCTTGGAAAAAGTTTAATAATAATATGGCTATATCTGTTGAATACGATCTTAAGTATTAATGAAAAGCTTGTATAGCTTCATTGTCAAACCTCTTAAATCAAGATATGACAATGTAAGAAAAATAGGTGATAAAACACTTATTATTAATACTACAATAGAAAATCATTTATTTGTAAGCAAACAAGCGGTTGTTGTTTCTACACCAGCCGCTTATAGTTCACCTATTAAAGTTGGCGATAAACTATATGTGCATCATAATCTTTTTAGAAGATGGTATGATCAAAAAGGTAAAGAGCGTAATAGTGCAACTTATTTTAAAGATGATCTATATTTTTGTGCGCCTAATCAAATATACATGTATAATGGTAATTCTTTTAACAATTATTGCTTTGTTTCACCAGTGCATGATACTGACCATTTAAACACCAAAAAAGAAAAACCTAACGTTGGTATAGTAAAATATAGCAACAGCACCTTAGAAGACGTAGGAATAACACCTGGAACACTTGTAACGTTTACGCCTAACTCAGAGTTTGAGTTTATTATAGGCGATGAACGACTTTATTGTATGAAATCAAATGATATAGCTTTAACTCATGAAAACAAAGGAGACGAGAAAAAATATAATCCAAGCTGGGCGAAAGGCAGTTGATGAGTTAGTTAAAGTTGCTAAAGAACCTATAGTAGATACAGGTGAAGATGTTTCAGCTGATAGATTAAAAAATGCTGCAGCAACTAAAAAGCTTTGTATTATGGACGCTTTTGAAATACTACAACGTATTGAAGAAGAAGAAGCAATACTAAATGGTGAAGATAAAACTAAAGAAGTAAAGTCTTTTAGAGGTTTTGCAGAAGGGAGAAGTAAATGATTTACGAACAAACTCTTTATAAAGAATTAAAAGATGTTGTTAATCCTAAGATATTAGCAAAACAAAATAGATTTAAAAAGTGGGAGTACGGGTATAACGTAGAGTATGATTTTGTAGTAATAAGTAAAACAGGTAAAATTGGAACAATCATTGAAATACAAGGTCTCCGCATTGCTCTACCAGCAGCAAGTGAACCGTTTAAACGAAGCGAAAAACAAGAGGAACAACTCTGGGAAAGGTTTGAATACCCAAAAGAGCTACAACGAATTAAAACAAGATTTGACTGGGAAGAATATTCTTTAGATTTTAAAGAGAAATGGTACGATTATATTGATGATGAATTTACTAGACGAGAAAAAGGATTTTACTTTTATAACAATGGTGTTGCTACTTACATTACTGGCACTCATTACATGTACTTGCAATGGTCAAAAATTGACGTTGGAGCACCTGAATATAGAGAATCAAACAGACTCTTTTTTATATTCTGGGAAGCTTGCAAGGCCGATCACAGATGTTACGGAATTTGCTACCTTAAAAACAGACGATCTGGATTCAGTTTTATGGCAAGCTCGGAACTTGTCAACCAAGCTACAATATCTTCCGACGCTAGATTCGGTATACTTTCCAAGTCTGGTGCAGATGCCAAAAAAATGTTTACAGATAAAGTTGTCCCAATATCCGTTAATTATCCGTTTTTCTTCAAACCAATTCAAGACGGTATGGATCGGCCGAAGACTGAGTTGGCATATAGGGTTCCAGCATCCAAACTTACTAGAAGAAAGTTGGAAAGCAATGAACAGCTCGCAGAACTAGAAGGACTTGATACAACTATTGATTGGAAAAATACAGGTGATAACTCTTACGATGGTGAAAAGCTAAAGCTATTAGCTCATGATGAAAGTGGTAAATGGGAAAGACCTGATAATATATTAAACAACTGGAGAGTTACAAAAACTACATTACGTCTAGGATCAAGAATCGTAGGTAAATGTATGATGGGCTCAACTTCAAATGCTTTAGACAAAGGTGGAGACAACTTTAAAAAACTATACTACAATTCAGACGTTACAAAAAGAAATAAAAACGGACAAACAACTTCTGGGCTCTATAGCTTGTTCATACCTATGGAGTGGAACTACGAAGGATTCATGGATTCTTTCGGACTACCTATCTTTACAAACCCAAAAGATCCAGTCAAAACAATTGATGGTGGATATATTACAACAGGAGTTATCCAACACTGGAACAACGAAGTTGATGGACTAAAAACAGATCAAGACGCTTTAAACGAATACTATAGACAGTTTCCAAGAACTGAAGCGCACGCATTTAGAGATGAAACTAAAGACAGTTTATTTAATTTAACTAAAATATATCAACAAATAGATATTAATGAAGAATTAAATAATATATCTTCTGTAGCTCAAGGAAGTTTTCAGTGGTTAAATGGAGTTAAAGACTCTCAAGTAGAGTTTTACCCAAATAAAAATGGCAGGTTTCTTGTTTCATGGGTTCCGCCGATAAAATTACAAAATAATATAATAGTAAAAAATGGAACTAAATATCCAGGTAACGAGCATATTGGAGCTTTCGGCTGTGATTCTTACGACATTAGCGGTACTGTTGATGGTCGCGGCTCTAAAGGAGCATTACATGGATTAACTAAGTTTTCTATGGATGACGCACCGCCTAATCATTTTTTCTTAGAATATATAGCTAGACCACAAACAGCTGAAATATTTTTTGAAGATGTGTTAATGGCTTTAGCTTTTTATGGCATGCCAATACTAGCAGAAAATAACAAGCCAAGATTATTATATTATTTAAAACGTAGAGGCTATAGAGGTTTTAGTATGAATAGACCTGATAAAATTTATAACAAATTATCTGTAGCTGAAAGAGAAATAGGTGGTATACCTAATTCAAGCGAAGACATTAAGCAAGCACACGCTGCTGCAATTGAATATTATATTGAAAATTATGTTGGCCAACTTGAAACAAAAGTAGGTGATATGTATTTTCAAAAAACTTTAGATGACTGGAGTAGGTTTAATATTAACAATAGAACTAAATATGATGCTTCTATTAGTTCAGGACTAGCTATTATGGCTTGTAATAAAAATAAATATAGACCAGTTCCTACTAGAGTCAAACAAGATATTAACTTAGGAATACGTAGATATAATAATAAAGGATCCTTTTCACAAATAATATAATAAATGACGAAAATTACAAACACTTATAGTTCTTTTCCAGATCAGGTAGTACCTGATGAAGTTAAGCAAAGCATGGACTATGGCCGCCAAGTTGGCATGGCTATTGAAGGTGATTGGTTTAGTGGAACTAGATCTGGAGTTGAAAACAGGTTTAATAGCAATTACAATAATTTTAGGATGCGTAGGTTGTATGCAAGAGCAGAACAACCAGTACAGAAATACAAAGATGAGTTAGCTATAAATGGTGACTTAAGCTATTTAAACCTTGATTGGAAACCTGTTCCAATTATACCTAAGTTTGTGGATATAGTCGTTAATGGTATGGACGATAAGCTTTATGATATTAGAGCTTTTGCACAAGATCCAGAGTCAAGACGTATGAGATCAAAGTACGCAGAAGACATATTAAGAGATATGCAGGCAAAAGAGTTTTTAGCACAAATACAAAGTGTGCTAAGTATGGATTTATTTAATACTAACAAACCTGAAGAATTACCAGAAAATAAAGAAGAGCTTGATTTACATATGCAATTAAGCTATAAGCAAGCAAGTGAAATAGCTTGTGAAGAAGCTATTAATAACACTTTAGAGTTTAATAGATATAACTTAAAGAAAAAACGTGTAATAGAAGATCTAGTAATACTAGGTATTGGAGCTATTAAAACAAACTGGAATAAAGCTGAAGGTGTTAAAATTGATTATGTAGATCCTGCTAGATTAGTTTACTCTTATAGTGAAGATCCAAACTTTGAGGATCTTTGGTATGTAGGAGAAGTAAAAGCATTATCACTAGCAGACTGTAAAAAACAGTTTCCTGATCTAACAGGCGAAGAGCTTCAAAAGCTACAAGAGTATCAAGGTAATGGAAACTTCTTGTACAATCGTAATGGTAAAAGAGATGGTAATTACATCTATATACTTTATTTTGAATACAAAACTTTTAGTGAACAAGTGTTTAAAATAAAAAGAACTACTACAGGTTTAGAAAAAGCTTTAGAAAAGCCAGATACTTTTGCTCCAAATGAAAACGATAATTTTGATAGAGTAAGTAGATCTATTGAAGTACTTTATAGTGGCGCTAAAGTTTTAGGTTATGATATGATGCTAAAATGGCAGATGGCTGAAAACATGACAAGACCAAAGTCTAACTTGGTTAAAGTAAATATGAATTACAATATTTGTTGTCCTAAAATGTATGGTGGCAGAATAGAAAGCTTAGTAAGTCGTATGACTGGTTTTGCTGATATGATACAATTAACTCATTTAAAAATACAACAAGTAATATCTAAAGTAATACCTGATGGTGTTTATTTAGATGTTGATGGATTAGCAGAAGTAGATTTAGGCAACGGTACTACTTATAATGCTAAGGAAGCTTTAAATATGTATTTTCAAACTGGTAGTATATTAGGTAGATCAATGACCACTGATGGTGATCCTAATCCAGGAAGAATACCAATACAAGAACTTGTTAAAAGTGATGGCGGTAACAAGATTAATTCTTTAATATCTACTTATCAATATTACTTACAGATGATTAGAGATGTGACAGGTCTTAATGAAGCTAGAGATGGTAGTATGCCAAACTCAGACTCTTTAGTAGGTTTACAAAAACTTGCAGCTGCTAACTCTAATACAGCTACAAAACACATATTAAATGCTTATTTATACTTAACAGTTAAAACATGTGAAAATGTAGTTTTAAGAACTTCTGATAGTATTGAGTTTGAATTAACTAAAGAAGCTTTAAAAAATAGTATATCAACTTGGAACGTTGGTCAATTAGAAGATTTGTCAACTATACACTTATATGATTTTGGTATTTATTTTGATTTAGTTCCAGATGAACAAGAAAAAGAACAGCTAGAGCAAAACATACAAGCAGCTCTTCAATCAGGTAGCATAAACCTTGAAGATGCTATAGACATTAGACAAGTTAGAAATTTAAAGCTAGCAAATCAAATGATTAAGCTAAAACGTAAGAAAGCTGCAGAAGCTGCACAAGCTGCTAACTTAGCAAATATACAAGCTCAAGGCCAAGCTAATGCTCAAGCCACTGAAGCCGCTGCTCTTGCAGAAGTTCAAAAATCAGAAGCTCAATTAGATACTAAACTTAAGTTTGAAAAAGGTAAAGCTGGATATGAAGTAGAAAGAATGAGAGTTGAGTCACAAATTAAACGTGAATTAATGGAATTAGAATTTAACTACAACATGCAGTTAGGCCAACAGAAAATTAATAGAGAAAGTGAGCGTGAGCAAGATATTGAAAACAGAAAAGATACAAGAGCTAAAATAATAGGTACTCAACAGAGTGCTATAGCTGATCAAAAACAAAACAACTTATTACCCATAAATTTTGAAAACAATCAAGATTTAAATATTTAATAACTTATATTATATTATATTATGTCAAAAGTAAAAACAGAAGCAGAGGTGGATTCAAAGCAGCCTCTCAAAATGAAAAGAAAACCTGGTAGACCTAAAAAGTTAACACAGGAAAAAAAAGTAACTAAATTAGAAATAAAAGAAGATGCCGTTCCAGAGCAAAGCACAGGAGTCGTGGATGCGAATAAACAAACCAAAGATGTGGAAAAAGTGGAGGAGAGAGCATCCGAGCCAAGACTTGAAGAAATTACCAAAGAGGTCAAAAACAAAGATGAGAACAAAGAACTCGAGGTAATACATGAAAAGCCAGTAAAAGAAGAAGCTAAAGAATTAGAGAAAAAAGCTCAAGAAGCTATTAGAGATGAAAGAGTTTCTGGTACTGAGCTACCTACAAATGTAGAAAAGCTAGTCACTTTTATGAAAGACACAGGTGGAACTGTAGAAGATTATGTTACTTTAAATAAAGATTATACAAAGTACGACGACAAGTTACTTGTAAGAGAATATTATAAAAAAACTAGACCGCATCTTAATGATGAAGAAGTTAGCTTCATAATGGAAGATAACTTTTCTTATGATGAAGAAGCGGACGAAGAAAGATTTGTACGTAAGCAAAAGCTTGCATACAAAGAAGAAGTTGCAAAAGCCAAGAACTTTTTAGAGCAAATGAAAAGTAAATATTATGATGAAATCAAGTTGAGGCCATCTGTTACTAACGAGCAGAAAAAAGCTATGGACTTTTTCCAACGATACAACCAAGAACAACAACAAATAACAGAAAAAAGAAATGAGTTTGTAAACAATACAAAAAGTTATTTTCAAGAACAATTCAAAGGTTTTGAATTTAATGTTGGAGAAAAAGCTTTTAGATATAGCGTTTCAAACCCACAAGAAATGATAAATACCCAGACAGATGTTTCTAAATTTATTAGTAAATTTACTGATAAAGAAGGAAACGTGACTAATATGGAAGATTATCATAAGGCAATTTACGCAGCTAGAAATGCAGATAGATTAGCGCAACATTTTTATGAGCAAGGCAAGGCCGATGCAACTAGAGATGTTATAGCAAAGTCTAAAAACATTAATAACGAGACCAGGCCGGTAGCTACTGAAGCTACTATGCCTAATGGTTGGAAAGTAAGAGCCGTTACTGGAGTTGATAGTTCTAGGTTGAAAATTAAGAAAAAATCATAATAAAAAAAAATAAAACATGAGTTTTACAACAGGAGGTTCGTTCCCTGCATCAATTACGCCAATGCCAAATCAGGTTACCGTACAGGATAACTATATTGATTTTGCTGACACAAACTTTGATACATGGGCACAACAATATCTACCTGAGCTATATGAGCAAGAGGTAGAAAGATATGGAAACAGAACATTAGCTGGTTTCCTACGAATGGTTGGCGCTGAAATGCCAATGACATCGGATCAAGTAATTTGGTCTGAACAAAATAGATTACACATTGCATATGATAATTGTGCTGTTGCAGCTAACGCTGGTTCAAGTATTACAATTACTATTACGCCTGGTGCAGATAACCCAGCTACTTCAGCAATTAGAGATGGTAACACTATCTTAATTACTGATAACGGTACAGGTTTATCTTCTACTAAAGCTTTAGTAACTGATAGAACTTCTGGTGTTACTACTAACGGTTATACCATTGATTGTATTGTATATGAAACTAATGCTGCTGGTGTACCTGCCGCTATTACTGGAGGTACTTGTAGTGTATTCGTATATGGATCTGAATTTCCAAAAGGAAGTAACGGAATGACTGGAGCTATTGAGCCAGGTTTCACAAGATACTTTAATTCACCAATTATCTTAAAAGATAACTACGAATTAAGTGGATCTGATACCGCTCAAATAGGTTGGATCGAAGTTGCTACTGAAGATGGAACATCTGGTTATTTATGGTACTTAAAATCTGAATCTGAAACAAGATTAAGATTTGAGGATTACTTAGAAATGGCTATGGTTGAAGGTGAGCTTCAAGCTAACACAGTAGCTTTTGGTGCTAATTTTGGACCAGGTGGTGCTGCTCAAAATATCAAAGGTTCTGAAGGTTTATTTGCTGCTATCGAAGCAAGAGGTAATGTATACTCTGGTTTTGCTGGTGCTGCTGCTCCTGGTTCAGGTGCATTAGGAGATTTTGATGAGATCTTAAAGCAGTTAGACAAGCAAGGTGCTATTGAAGAAAATATGTTATTTTTATCAAGACAAACTGCTCTTGATTTTGATGATATGTTAGCTGCTACAAATGGTGGTTACGCTTCAACAAACGCTGCATCTTACGGTTTATTTGATAACGAAGCTGAAATGGCTCTTAACTTTGGTTTCTCTGGTTTTAGAAGAGGTTCTTATGACTTCTATAAAACTGACTGGAAATACTTAAATGATGCTACTACAAGAGGTATGTCTAACGCTATTGATGGTGTTATGATACCTGCTGGTACATCTACAGTATATGACCAAATGTTAGGATCAAATATCAGACGTCCTTTTTTACACGTAAGATATAGAGCTTCTGAAACTGAAGATCGAAGATTCAAAGCATGGATCACTGGATCTGTTGGTGGTGCTTACACTACTGATTTAGATACAATGAGAGTTAATTTCTTATCTGAAAGATGTTTAATTACACAAGCTGCTAATAACTTCGTGTTATTCAAAGGAGCTTAATTATTTATTAACATTTAAAATATAGAAATTATGGGTTTAGTAAAATTAGACGTTAACAAAGTTGTACAAGCTGAAGGCATACTACAACTTACCGCTGTTATATCAAGTAACACACTTACAATTGATGTTATCTACGCTTTAGAAATGGGATCAAGCAAATTAGCGAAAGCTAATGTTGTCTACACTAAAGGCGCTTCTAACTCTTTCACTAAGACTGAGGCAGAATATTTAGAATTATTTGCAAGTGCATTTGGTAATGCAATGGGAACATCTGGACCATCTATCGTTGGACCAGTTGTTGAACAAAAAGTTACATCTACTGGAGTACTAGTAGGGAGTATCACGCCTGCAATTACGTTAAAGCTTTCATCAGCTTTATCTTAATTAAGGTTATACTTAAGATCCCGCTTCGGCGGGGTCTTTTTTAATTATTATATTATATTATATTATGGAAGAAACAAAAACAAAAAAGGCTCCAGTCAAAAAAGCTGAAGCTAAACCAGTAGACAACTGGGAATACAAAGATAGAAATTATTACTTAATAGGTAATAAAACACCTTTAACATATACTATACCAAGTAGACATTCTAAAAGATACCCTTTAGTATGGTTTGATCCAGAACAAGGATATGAAAGAGAAATGAGATATGCTACTAATATGAAAAGTATATTTGTTGATGAACAAAAAGGAGCAGCCACATTAAAGCATGTAATGTTTAATACTGGGCATTTATTTGTTCCTAAAGAAAAAAGAAATTTACAAGAATTTTTAGATAAACACCCTCATAAAGGTGTTATATTTCAAGAATTTGATCCAATAATAGAAGCAGAAGATCAGTTTGAAGATTTACAATATGAAATACAAGCTATGAATATGGCTTATGAAATGGATATTGAACAAGCTGAAGCTATATTAAGAGTAGAAGTTGGATCATCTGTTAGTTCTTTATCATCTAAAGAACTTAGAAGAGATTTATTATTATTTGCAAAAAGAAACCCAGAGTTACTTATCAACTTGGCAAATGATGAAAATGTAATTCTTAGAAATTTTGCTATTAGAGCTGTTGAAGAAAGAATAATAGATCTTTCACAAGATCAAAGAAACTTTACTTGGAAAAGCAATGGTAGAAAATTAATGAATATTCCGTTTGATGAAAATCCATATTCAGCTATGGCCGCATGGTTTAAGACTGACGAAGGTATGGAAGTATATAAATCAATAGAGAAAAAATTCAAATAACAAGTGATTATAATATGAGGGGTTACACAAGTGACCTCTCTTTTTAAAATATTAAAATGGCAATAAACGTAAACACTGTATATACTACTGTTCTTACTATTCTTAATAAAGAACAAAGAGGTTACTTAACACCTTATGAATTTAATAATTTAGGTAGGCAAGTACAATTAGAAATATTTGAAAGTTATTTTGAAAACTTAAATCAAATGTTAAGACAACCTCCTAGTAATGATACAGAGTATGCAAATAGAGTTAAATTGCTAGAAGAAAAAATAGCTACATTTGAAACACAAGCCACTGCAACTGTAGCCTTATCCGGTATGTTCGGTCAAACAACATTACCTGCTGATAATCATAGATTTGGTATGTTAGAATATACAGACAGTGCTAAACTTCCAGTTGAAGTTGAAAAATTATCACGTCAAGAGTTTTTACAAGCTAGACGTTCTCAGTTAACATCACCTACAAGCAGTCACCCAATATGTTATTTGGAGGGAAATACATTAAATATATTACCAGGCATAGCTACGGCAGCTGCTAACGCAGCTAACGGTACAGGTGCTCAAAGCTACATTATAGAATATGTTAAAAAACCTGCTGATCCAGTTTGGGCTTTTACAGTTAATAGTGTAGGTGGATATGTATATGACCCAGGTGTTGCTTCTGTTAATTTTGAAATATCAGATGTAGATCAAACTGAACTTATATTAAAAATATTAATGTACGCTGGCGTCATAGTAAGAGACCAGCAAATAGTACAACAAGCTGCTCAAGCTGCAGTTGCACAAGACTCACTAGAACAAAGTTAATAAATTATGCCAAATAAAACAGCAGCAACAATTCCACTAACTGAAAACGATCAGCAGTATTATGCTGGTCAGTATGGTCCATTAGAAAATACTACTGGTGGTACTAAAGATGTATGGGAGTTTCCAAATTTAAATACAACACTTATAAGCAACTACGATGCTATAGGAGGTACTCAAGTAAGAGATACTGGTAACTTTGCTGTTCACGCTTTGGCTACTGCTACTACTTTACCTACCGATGCTAATAAAATTACAGTTAGCAATGTTATTGTAACTGATACTACTAATAATACTATAAAGATAAGTCCAGCTATTGCTAATGGTGCTTTTATATTTTTAGATTTAACTGATATAGCTACAGGTGATAATTACGGCAGCTATAGCTATTTAACACTAAATGATATTATAAGTAACTTTCAACTAGCATACACAGGCAATGGTCAAATACTAACACAAGTAAATAGAACTCAATTACTGTTTCATACTAGAAGAGCTATGCAAGAACTATCATATGATGTTTTAAAAGCTTACAAATCTCAAGAGTTGACTGTGCCTACAAACTTAACAGTGCCAATACCTAAAGATTATGTAAATTATGTTAGAGTAGCTTGGGCTGATCAATTAGGACTATTGCATACTATATATCCACTATGGGGACTTAGTGGCAATCCTGATGAACTACCTATAATTGATGGAGCTACAGGTGTACCTACTCAAAGTTCTTACGGTACCAACTTAGAAGCTTCACAGTCTGTTATAGAAGACAGGTGGAAAGATGCAAATGATAGAGAAATTGTAGGTGATTACGACCCTTATGATGATAGCGGTGTTTATAATTATCAATGGTGGAAACAAGCTTATGGTGGTAGATACGGATTAAATCCTGAAACAACACAAAGAAATGGTTGGTTTAGTATAAATCAAAGAACAGGTATGTTTACGTTTAGCGCTGGTTTAGTTAGTCAAGTTATACAACTAAGCTATATATCAGATGGTTTAAGTATTGATTTTAATAGTATTGTTCCTAAGCTAGCTGAAGAGGCTTTTTATGCTCAAATACTATATAGAGTTGCTATGACTAGAAACGATGTTGATGGCGGTACAAAAGCTTTTCTTAAAAGAGATTCGTATGTTAAAACTAGAAACGCTAAATTAAGGCTTTCTGAATTAAAAATAGATGAAATAGTTCAAATATTTAGAGGTCAATCTAAATGGATTAAACATTAAATTAAATGCAAAGAAAATTTAACCATACATTTACTAAGTCTAAAATGAACAAAGACTTAGATGCTCGTCTATTAGGCTCTGATGAATATAGAGATGGCCAGAATATATCTGTTTCTAGATCAGAAGCTGATGATGTAGGTGCATTAGAAAATATTTTAGGTAATTTACTTTTTAATCAATTAACCTCTGCCACTGCGTCAACACCAAATGTATATTTACTGCAATTTATTGGTTGGTATATAAATGAAGATACTAATAAAGTATACATATTTGCAACTGACTTTCAAGATAGCTCAGCAGATCAAATATCTTTATTTGCTTCTCCAATGAGTTCACATAAAATAATTGTAGCAGATTTAACAGCTAATACTATAGCTACTATAGTCTCAGGTAGGTTTTTAAATTTTTCTTATAATAGTCCTATACTTGATGCTGCTATGATAGAAAATCAATTGTTTTGGACAGACAATAGAAATCAACCACGTATTATAAATGTTGAAACTGCTGAGTCAGATCCTAATTATTATTTCCATGAAGATCATGTGTCACTAGCTAAATATTATCCTCATAAGCCAATACAGCTTTTTGAAGAATACTCACAAGACGCCATGATGGTTACTACTAGCGCTTTAAGAACTTCAGGAGTAGCTACATTTGATTCTATATATCCTTTCTTTTTATTTAAAACAGCAGACATGAGTGCTACAATGTTGGCTGCTATTACTGACAACATAGGGCTACAAGGATATGTCAAAGGTAATGATAACAATACTTGGGAATTTAAAGTAGCTTATGTACAGCAGTTGACTGGACTAAATCAACCTCTTAATGCTGGAGCAGTAGCTGTATTTATTGATAGAGATATAAGCGCTCAAGTTACAGCATTCACAGATCCTGAAGATGAAGCTTTAAATTATACAGTTTACTTTGTTGATCAAACATCAAAAGATGTAGCTTCTCCTTGGTTAAGAGAAGACCAAGTAAAACTTAAACTTGATAGCGTAAGTGGCAGCGCTAGTGGCTATGTCTATACAAGCGGTGCTTTAGCTACTTACGACTACGCACAAGCATTATATAAGTTTGGCACAAGATCACCTTATAATTACTTAGAAGATACTACAGGCGGTGGCAACTGGTCTGCTTTTCAAATACCAAATCATTTTCCTAAAAACACTAGTACAGCTGCTATAGGTTTTCCTAGAATAACTCATCCTGGTTTAGATCCAAATAAATATTATGTAATAACAGATGTTGGCGATCCTGGAGCTACAGCTAAAAGTTTTACTGTCCAACTTCTTAGTGGTTTTATAGGTGGAACATTGACAAATGTTAATGCAAACGCAATATTTGCAGCTGGAGATGTCGTTACTATACATTGGCCTAATAAATATTATAATTATAATTTTCCAGGAGATCAAAAATTTTTAGAAGATAAGTTTGTAAGATTTTCATATAGATTTAAATATGATGATGGGCAGTGTTCTGTCATTGCGCCTTTTACTCAAGAAGTTTTTATACCAAAGCAAAAAGGATATTTTTTAAAAGAAATTAATAGACAAAAAAGTAGTGGAGTAGATGATAATAATTATATTCCGCAAGAATATACAGCAGGACAAAACACTATAGTTGACTTTATGGAAAATGAAGTTACCGAAGTTAAGTTGAGAATACCTTGTGAGTATGCAGTTAATACTTTAGCTACTAATTTAAAAGTAAAAGAAATAGAGATACTATATAAAGAATCAATGGGGCTGAGTATTAAAGTAGCAGAAACCTTAGATATAGATGACACTTCTATAACTTCTAATTCAACTAATTTTTTAGAATATGTATATCAATCTAAGCAGCCAATCAAAACTCTTAGATCTTCTGAAACTACTAGAGTTTATGACAATGTACCTGTAAGGGCTAAAACATTAACTTCATCAGGAAATAGAGTTATATTAGGTAACTTCTTTGATAGACACACTTCACCAGAAAGCCTAGCATATTATGTTTCTGCTGGTAGAAAATTAACACCAGGCAGCACTTCACAAAATCCATCAAACAGGATAAGTACTAATTTACCAGGCAAATTTAGTAATGTATCATATCCTAATCATACTTTAAAACAAAACAGAACATATCAAGTAGGTTTAATATTGCAAGACAGATATGGAAGATCTTCTGATGTAATATTGTCAAAATTTACCGATACTAATTTTACTTTACAAACTGGCACGTTTGCTGATAATCCACAAACATTTTTTGGATCAACACTTTACCATAGTTATTTACCTTCTGTAACAGAGCCTTTAACAGCTAGTCCAGCTAGTAAAAACGTAGTTAATTCTGGTATTGTTAACTGGCCAGGCGACTCTTTAAAACTTTTACTTACAGAACAAATACCTCAAACAATTAGCTATGCAAGTGGTTATCCAGGTTTATATGAAGATCCTAAAGTTACAGCTAGTGTAGTTACATCTGCTTCTTTTACTGGTAGTATATACATTGAAATTACAACAGGTGGAGCTGCAGACTCAATAGTGCCAGGTGATTTAATACAGTGGACAGCTTCAGGCGTTGACTATGAGTTAGTAGTTCAATATGCGTTTAATAATCTTCAAACAACAGGTAAAAATAGGTACGGTATGATTACTCAAAATGGAGAACAACCAACTACTGTTCCAGGTGTTGCACAATCCGTAGACTTTATCGACGCTGGTAACGCTACAGGTTGGTATAGTTATAAAGTTGTAGTAAAGCAGCTAGAACAAGATTATTATAATGTTTATTTACCTAGCTTATTAAATGGATCACCAGTTATTAAGCCATTTGATTTAACATGTACTTTTGTTAGTGGCAATAAAATAGCAACAGTAGATGCTGTAGGTACAATAGAAAATTTAACTTTTCCTTTGTTAGAAGGTATGAAAGTTGTTACGCCAGGTGGTAAAACTTACTATATAAATAATATTTTAAATTTTACTCAGTTTGAATTAACTTCAGCAGCTACCGCAAGTGAAGCTAGTGTAGAAGCTACTTTTAGTACTGAGTCTAGCACTGGTGTTTTAAATGTTACTACTTTATTAACAGATAATGCTAATAAAGTACCACCAGCTTTAAATGAAACAACTCCTGTACAACAGCAATATTCTACTAGTGACGTAGAGTTAATACCTAGACTAGCTGAGTTAAGTAGTTCTTTTACTACTGATAGACCTTATTTTGCCTCTGCTACAACTGCTTCAGGTCCTGTATTTCCAGGATTACAAACAATGAAAGTACAGTCAATTGGAAATTTTGAAAACCTGTTTAGAAGAGGTAGTTATAACGGTTTATATAATGCAGATACAGATCCTCCAACTGCTATTATTCAAAACACATTTAATTTAGGTTCAAATTCACAAATAGCAAAACCTTCATCTGAAGCAGAAACTCTACCTGCTATATATGAAACGACGCCTACAATAAGTAATATAGAAATATATTATGAAACAAGTACTTCAGGTACTGTAAAAGAATTAAACACTTTAATAAGAGATAACTTAACTGTTCCAACTCAATTTGTAACAGCGGTAATAGGTGGTACTGGAACTGCGCCTTTAGGTACAGTATCTTTTAATGAAAGCTTACAATATTCAGCAGCTGCTACTATAGTTGAATTTCAATTAGTAGATCAAAACGGTACTAAAATATCGTATGCTAATGCTACAGATCTTGCTGTAAGCACGGCTGCTTATCAAAATGGAACTTCAATTAGCCCAGCGCCATTTACTGTTACTGAAAAAGGTAGTGATGATATTTACTTATTAAAGCCAACAGCTACTAATCCAATGTATAGTTCAGGTAATGCTTTACTAGATAATGTTGCTTTTAATGTTACTTTTAATTTTTTACAATTTGGTATACTACCTACACCGTACAGTATACAATTACCAACGTTTGTAAATAACGTAGCTCCAGTATTTAATACTTCTAGAGTAAATGCAGCTGGTACTGTTTATTATGTAACACAAAAGTTAGGAACTGGTGCGCCAGTAGCTCCAGGCCCTACTAATTGGAACAATGCTGATGGTACTAATAGTACTAAAAGTAGAGCAACAAATGGATCTAATAGTGGTAACGCAAATGCTAGCACAGGTATTACTTGGGAATTGTTTGTTAAAAGCACAGATATGTTTGGAGATAGTAACTTTATACCAGCAAATCAAATAGACGGATTAGGATTAAGCTTAATAGTTAGTGGTGATTTTTGTAATTTAAATGTTAGCAATTACAGCGAAGAATATGTAACAGGAAATATAAATGTAGAAATAAGAGCTACAGACCAGAGCGGCAACGGACTAACAACAGTAATATCTCAGTTTGATTTAAGATTGAAAGAAGGTTAATATAGTAAATTAGTTAATAAAATAAGTGATTATATAATATGGCAAATACACTACCATTAATAGAAGTAGATTATTATAATTCTATTTGGAACAAAAGAGTTTTAACGCCTCAACCAGTGAAGCAGACAGGAACAGCAGACGCAATACCAGGCGGAGCTGGATCAGCTGCTAATCTAGGTACGTGGCCTATTAATAATGTGTTTGCGCCACCGCTTACGTTTAATCCTGGTTTTATTACTGATGGATCTGACACTGTTACTACCACTGAGTCTGTAAGTACACAGAATTTTTATACTGAAGAAATGTACATTAGAGGAGGTTTTAATAACAACTCCATGTCTTATGGTGTAAGAGCTTATTTAGATGAAGAGGAACCAGTACAACAGCATAGATTTAATACTTTAATACATTCAGGTATATTCAACTCTAGAACAGGTATTAACAGAACTAACGAATTTCCAGTAGGAACTAATATAACTAGGTCAACAAATCCTCAGTATGGTTCAATACAGAAAATATATGCTGATGAAAATGATGTAGTTGTACTTCAAGAAAACAAATGTAGTAGAGCTTTAATAGATAAAAACGCTATATACAATGCTGAAGGTGGAGGAAGTGTAACTACTTCAAATGCTGTAATAGGTGAAATAGTGCCTTACGCAGGTGAGTATGGTATTAGTAAAAACCCTGAATCTTTTGCTGTTTATTCTTTTAGAAAGTATTTTGTTGATAGAAATAGAAATGCAGTGTTAAGATTATCTGGAAACGGTATAACTGAAATATCTGAGTATGGTATGCGTGATTTTTTTAGAGATAATTTAGCTACATTAAACGATAATTATACAAATGAGTATACTCAAGATTTAAATGTAACTACTGTAAGTACAAGTTACGGAACTGACTCAAGTTATTTTACAGTAACAGCAACACCAAACCTTAATAAATCTAATACAATAATAGGTTCTAAAATATTTTGGTCTAGCAACCAAGGCGCTTCGTATGTAGACACTGGAGCTACTGTTTTAGGTTATGCTCTTTGGACTAATGTTCGCCAATTATTTACAGACAAAGTATTAGATAGTACTTTTTTTGACTCTAATACAAGTACTAGATTGAAACTAGTAGCTCCATATAGAAGTAGAGCTTATGGTGGTTGGGATGCTTATAACAAGCAATATATTGTTTCTTTACAGTACAATAATACTATAACAGGTGATCCTACTCAAGTAAGTGGTGCAGATGCTTTACCAATGCGTGATACTACGTTTTACACTTTAGGTTTTGATGATAGTGTTAATGGGTGGCCAAGCTTTTATAGCTATATGCCAACTGCAATTGGTAGTTTAAAAAATCAATTATTAACACTTAACAACCAACCATATGCGCCTGATGCAATACCTAACTCAGCTACAGGTAATGTTACACAGTTAACTGGACTATATACGCATTACGAAGCATCAAGTTCACATGGAACTTTTTATGGTACTAGTAATGCTTCTACAGTTTCAATAGTAGCAAACTCTCAACCTTCGCTACAGAAAAACTTTTTAACAATAGATTATGAAGGTGATAGTGGCTGGAAAGCTACCGTAATAACATCTGATCAAACAGGTAAAAATATAAATAGAACAACAGGTGGTGCTTTATCAGGTGGTTTTAGTTTTAGTGATGACAATGCTAATATAATTAATAGCTACGTAGAAGGAGCATACGATGGTCTAGGCAATACAGGAACATCGGCTAATCCAGTAAACACGCCTTTATTAAGAGGTGGTTTTGATAGAAAAGAAAATAGATACGTAGCAAACTTTATTAATAGTTCAACACAAGCGCCAGGTGAAATTATATTTGGTAACAGTGTCAGCGGTTTAAAAGGTTATTATTTAGATATAACTTTCTCTACTGATACTAATACAGATCCAGGCGGTATGAAAGAATTATACTCAATAGGCGTAAACTATAACGTATCTTCAATATAATTTAATTTAATATGAATATAAGAAAATTACAAGAGTCTGACTATAAGATTCTAGAAAAATGGTGGAAAGTTTGGGACTGGCCACCTATTGAAAAAGATTTTTTACCAGAAAATGGTACTGGTGGACTAATGGTACAAGCAAAAGATGGCACACCTATTGTTGCTGGTTTTTTGTATATGACAAACTCTAAAGCAGTTTTACTAGAATGGATTATATCTAATCCAGAATATAGAGAACCTGACAGAGATGCAGCTATAACATCATTAATAATGGGAGCTGAAGCTGTTGTTTTAAACGCAGATAAAAAATATATGTTTACTATTGGTAGAAACCAAAAATTAATAAACAAGCACAAGGAATTAGGATGGCAAGTAGATAAAAAGCCTTCTTACGAGATAGTTAAAAATTTAAAACAATAAATATGGGAGTTATGACTGGCATAGCTATTGCTGGGACAATAGCAGGAATTACAACAAATGCTATAGCAGCTAAAAAAGCTAAAGATGCAGCCGCTGAGCAAGCAGAAATAAAAGATGCAGAGCAAGGTGCGTTAGACGCTTTAGTTGCAGATAGGCCTGCGTTTCAAAACCCATATGAAAATATGACTAATCAGTTTGCTAACTTAGATAATCCATACGCTAATTTAACCGTAGCTACTGAAGCTTTTAAAATACAAGCTGAACAGGCTGATCAAGCTTTAGCAAATAGTTTAGATGCTATGATGGAAACAGGTCAAGCAGCTGGTGGAGCAACAGCATTAGCTCAAGCTGCATTAGAAAGTAAAAGAGGTATTGCTGCTAGTATACAAGCTCAGGAATCTGCTAACAAAGCTAAAGCAGCTGAAGGCGAAGCTAATGTTCAGAGGTTAAAAGCTGAGGGTGCTCAAAGACTAGATGAGATGAAAGCTAAAGGTAATCAAATGGAGCAGCAAGATGCTATTAACTTTCATGAAGCTAAAATGGACAGAACTGCTAAGTTGTTAGACAACGCTGCTCAAAACGAACAAGATCAAATGGCTGCTAGAAGCGCTGCGATCATGGGTATAGGTAATGCTGCTGTATCAGGAGCAGGAAGTATAATAGGAGGTATAAAAGCCGATAAAGCAGGAGGTTAATATGAGTTTTACTAATCCACAGAGAATAATAAATAAACAGTTTGACGCTTTTGTTGCTGGCGGTAATAACATTACTAAAAGCATAGCGCCTGATATGGCTACAATGCAAAAGCATATAGCCGAACAAAAGAAATATACTAGAGATTTAGAGCAAAGAGATCAACAAACAGGCTTTAAATTAAGATCATCATTAAATGAGCTTGGTACTACTGGTAATAGAGTATTAGATGAAAACATACAAGTTTTCTGGAATGAACAAGTAGATAATTATTTTAAGATTAAAAACGCTATGCAAGATGGTACTATTACTAAGCAAGAAGGTAATAGAGGTCTAGCTAAAATAATGGGATTAGTTCCTCAGTTTAAAAGACAAGTACAGATTATAGGAGCACAAGCAACTGCGTTTAAAGAAGATGCTGCTAATGGTAATGTATCTTCAGTAGGTTCTATAGAAAATAAAAGCTTTTTAAAGCGTGCTGGTGATGGCGGTAATATAGGTATAGTAGAGCGTGGTGGACAATTGTACTTTTTTGCGCCAGCAGAAAACGGTGAGCCAGAAGCTATGATAAACGGCAATGAGCTTTTAACAATGGAAAACTCAGGACAAAACATGTACCAAACAAAACCTAACTTAAGTGAAACAGGTAATAAGATATTTAATGCAGAAGTAGAACCAGATAGTAACACCAGTGATTTTGTTACATATGAAACTTTTGTAAAAGGCGATACTAATCCTATAAACGGTAAGCCTATGAATAACTTAGAAGATGGTAAAGTATATACATATAGAACTATAGTGCCTGATAAAAGAGATGGAGCTATAGAAAAACTTACAAATAGTCCAGCTGTTGCTAATTTAATTAACAACGATAACTTAATGAAAAGAGTTTGGCAAGATGAAATACCTGATGGAGAGTTTAACGAGGAAACACAAGAATGGGAGCCGCCAAATAGTATAGGTGCTATAGCTGCAGAATTAAACTTAGACCCTAATATGTTTAAAGATGGCTGGCATGAGTTTACTGAAGATATGGATGAAGATCAAATAGCAGAGTTAAATAAAAATCAAAACGCTGTTATGAGTTCTTATTTAGGAACTAAGTTTTACAATGATAACGCTACTATGGACAACGTTGTTAAGTTTGTTAAAGAAGAAGTATTAACAGCTAATACCAAAAACGAAAAAACAGGTGAACCATATTACATGGACACTATAAATGACACTATGATGTTCTTTGAAAACCCAATTGAAAATGAAAAATTAATTTTAAATCATAGTATTAATATAGGTGGTAAAAATTACAACATTGCTAAGATAGAAGTTGATGGAGATAATGTAATATTAAAAGATGAAGACTACAAAGTAAAAGTAGATGGTGAAGATGGTCAGCAAGAACAACAAGCAGTTTACAAAACTATTGGTACGTTTAACGTGAGAGATGATAAGTCTCAATTAGCATTAGCCCAAGCCTTACAAAGAGCTTCAGCTGGTAATAACAAAGAGAACAACGAGGTTGTAGCAATGTTTAGAAGATTATATCCTGAAGTTTATAATAAAAGAAAATTAGAGCTTGATAAGCAGAAACAAGCAGAAGGACAAACTTTTAATACTAAAAACAAAGCTGGTGGCGGTGTTTTTAAGGATTCTAAAGCATATGAAGCTTGGAAAAGCACAAATCCTTTAAGTGAAGAGTCTAAAAAACAATTTTCTGTACACCCTGATATAATAGCAGCTCATCAAGCTTTGTCAAGAGCCAAAAGTGATGGTGATAAAGCTTTAGCAACAGAACTAGAACTTGAGTTTAACGAAATAGAATACAGAGTATACAAAGAGTTGTTAGATCAACAAGTTATGAGCAACTTACAATAAAGTAATATGTACGAAATAGAAGGCGTAAAAATAACTAGAGAACAACTAGAAGCTGAAGCTCAAAGAAGAGGTATAACTTTTGAAGCTCTACTAGCCGCTAATAAAGGCAAGATAGTAGAAGTTGACGAGAACGGTGTGCCTATTCTGCAAGCTGAAATTGTTGAAGAAAGTGTAGGTGAATCTAGTGAACCTGCAGGTAATGAGCTTCTATCTATTCAAGAGCAAGACAGATTTGCTGACTCAATAATGAATCCAGCTAAATACGATCCTGCAAATGTAAATTATGAAAGCCCACAAGGTCAAATGGTTATGGGGCAGCCTGCGGTGTCAGGCAATTTTGAAATGCAAGATATTGCAGGTCCTGATTTTACTCCTATAAACACAGAAGAGCTTGAAGCTTTAAAAGCTGCACAATCGTATGATGGTCAAGTTGCTAAGTATAATAAAAAGATAAAAGAGATAATGAGCATGCAAGGCGTATCTCAATCTGATAAGTTAAAGTTAGCTAATGAGCAACCTTTACCTAAATTTAAAGATCAATCTACATATCCAGGTATTGAAGACTATACAAAACCTCAAGGATTACTTGCTGAAGTTATAGAAGAAAAACCAGACGTAATAGAAAATGAGTACTTGATGACGAAAAAACGAGATCAAGTAAACGAAATTATAGGTCCAGTTGGTAATGAAGAAATGGAGTTTGGTGAAACAGATGCTATACAAACTGATGAAGAACTAGAAGAGAAAGCTGTTGAGTCTTATGTTTCTATGAGAAAAAATGATCCTATAATAAAAGCTAGATTAGAGGAATACAAAAAAATGTATCTTCCTAATGTTGAAGCTTATATGAACGATCTTGTAGATAAAGGTACTTATGATACTAGTACTCAAGCAGGTGTCAATGCTATGCAACAAGCTGTTAATACTTACTATGCTAATTTAATAGAACAAGCAATGCAGCAAGATAATGCTGTAAATGTTCAAAGCAATAAAATAGCTGAATTAATAGAGCAAGAACTTGGTAATAAACAAGTTGCTATGGGTAGAAATAAAAGTAAATTTTATAGTTTTTTTGATCAAGTACAATCTTATATAAAGCCTCTTCCTATACCTGGAATAACAAAAACTTTTTTAACAGGAAGTGTTGATTTTGCAGAAAGCTTAGCTGTTAACGTTGCAGACTTCACATTCGATATGGGTAACACTATTGGAGCTCAAGTAGATGGTATGCAGATTAAGGCTAATGAAGAGGCTCTTGCTAAACTTCAAGACCTTAGAGACAAAGGAGGAAAAGACGATGATGAAGTTACTATAGAAATAACAAATCCACTTGGACCTTCCTATCCTCCTATATCACAAACAGGAACTATATTTGGTCTTGAACTACAAGCCGGATCAAACAAAATGCAAGGTGCTGAAAGTTTGCTAGAAAACATAGATCAAATTGAAGAGTTTGAAGGTTTTCAAAACTTATCAAAGAAAGCTAAATTTACTGACGGTATATCTTTTTCAGATTTAACAATAGCTTTAGGTCAATCTTTGCCACAGATGGGTGCTGTTATGGCTGGAACTGGTGCAGCTATGATACCAGGAGTCGGTCCAGTTGCCGCTGGTATAGTAGGAGCTATGGGTCAAGTTGCTGCTACTAGTTATTTTTATGCTGATGAATATATGAATGCTGTAAAGCAAGGTATACTAGATAATCCAGATAAATATCCAGGTGGTGATACTAAGGAAAATATGCTTAAAGCTATTGAAAGCGGTGAGTTTGACAATGTAGCTCAAGATATAGCTATGGCAGGTACTATGAGTTTACTAGAAAGAATTGGTGCTAAAGGTCAATTAAAAGCTGCTCAAGCTGTATTTAAAAAATCAGGCATTAAAAACGGTGTTAATAAAATGTATTATGATGGTGTAAAACATTATTTAGATAAAGTAAAAATAAACGCTGTTAATTTAAATAGATCAGGTAGGAACGAGCTTATAACTGAGTTTTTTCAAACTGGACTTTCTCAAGTTAATAAAGGTATTAAAGGTGAAGGTGGCATTAACGACGCTTTAAGATTTGTAGAACCTGAAGAGTTATTAGAAGCTTCTTTAGCTGGTTACTCTATGGGTGTTGCTTTACCTTTTGCTGGAAGTATTAAATCACAGGTTTCAGACCCTATAAATCTAGCTAAAAATTATGTTAAAGAATTTAATTTTAAAAAGCCTGCATCTAATATAACTAGAACAGAGAAGTTTTTTGCTGAATTAAAAGAACAAATAAAAAAGAAATACTCTGATGCTGACGGTAACATAATTAAGAAAAAAGAATATCAAGATGAAATAGCTAGATTATCAGCGATAAGAAATGCTGGTATTAAAATGCCTATAAACTTTAGTAAAATACAAAGACAAGAAGCTACAGATCTTATATTAGAAAAAGATAATTTACTTAGAGAAAACGAAACTATATTACCTGAATTTGCAAATGACAATAAAGCTAGGATAAATCAAATAAATGGAAGACTAAATGATTTAGCTGAAGTTGAAATACAAACAAGAGGCGTTGCAGATGTTACTACTCAATTAGATGATGACATCGTAGATTCATTTTTAACTTTTGATACTTCAAAAGAATTACAAGAGTGGTTAGAAAGTAAAAACGTTAAAGACGCGGAAAAACTATCACAGCAAAGAGGTTTAGATTTAGAAATAGATGGTGTAGAATATGCTATTCAAAATAATGAAAAAAATTCTAAATCTGGTTTCTTTTCAGGTATGCATGAAACGTTACATAAGTTTCTTAAAAACACATTAAAAACTAATCCTGAAGTTGTTTTTCCAGTAGCTAAAATACTAAAGAAAAGATTAGTTGAGTTGCAAAAAGATCCTAGAGTTAATCAACAAGATTTAAAAGCGTTAGATAACACTTTACAACAATATAAAGATGATGAAAGTATAAATAGTAGAGTAGAAGCTGAAGAGGTAATTACTTTATTTAGTGAGTTTGCTAACAAAGGTATTATACCTTTTGAGTCTAAAAGGTTTCAAGGTTTTAGAGATGCTACTAGAAGATTAATGCAAGAATTACCAGGTGCTAAAAACTTAAAGTTTGAAAATGAATTAGACGTGTTTAATTTCATAAAGGATTATAACAAGTCTATACGTAAAGGAAGATTTACTAGAGCTCAAGTAAGAGCTGCTAGAGAGGGCATAGATATAGGAGAAGATATACAACAGGTTGCTGATGCGGAAGAAGCAGCAAGAAAACCTAGTGATAGAGATTTAAAGCAAGCAAAAGATGTTGATATTGAAAAAATAATAGAAAACAAAGACACTTCAGATCCTAGTGTTCAACAAGAATTAGCTTTTCAATTTTATGATGATGTTCTTAACTATGTAAGATCTGGAAGATTTAAAATAAACGACACACCTGTAATTGAACTTCCTCAAGTATCTGGTGTTGTAGAAGGCGATGTTAATAGCGCTGATTTTGGTAGAAAAAAAGAAGGTGCAGTTTTAGTAGAAGATATTGCAATGGACATAGTTACTGACGCGGATAGAGGACTAAGACGTATTGTGTCTGACTACTTTAAAAAGCCTGTTAATGAAAGAGGTACTTTAGGACAGTTTGTTGGAGGAACTAAAGCTTTTGACTTATATAGAGCTACTGAGGTAGCGGCTAAAACTTTAGGATTACAGTCTCAAGATATTGCACAAGAAAGCACTGAAGATTTTAGCAAAGAAGAAAAGCCATCGTTAAGAAAAAGTATGCTAGATTTATCTGAAGAAATAGAGCAGCAAGAAAATGTAGAAGCTTTAGCTACAGACATGGCAGAAGCAGCTAGTAAAATATTAAGTGGTAAGTTAAAAGCACCAACATCAAAAGACTTTATTCAAGACTTACAAAAACAATCTAGTGATTTAGCTTTTCAAAGAGTTAAAAAATTAATGGGAAAACCAAAGTCAGAACAGTATACTAAGTTTATAGAAGACTATGCATTAGCTATATTAAATAAAACAGCTCAGACTACATTGAACAAAAGATTTAACAAGCTTACTGAGCCTGTAATAGATCCAGAAACTGGCAAACAAGTTAGAACATTGACAGATGAATCAAGAGCTGAAGGATCAAGAGTTAAAAATCCTTATGCTGGTAATCCTAAAAGGCAATTAAAACCTGATTTAGATGTTCAAGATATGTTAGAATATTTTACACCTGAACAAGGAAGAAGAGATGCTAAGCAAAACACATTAGCAGAAGTAGCTGCATTTGAATTTGTTGTGGACGCTATGCCTGAAGCTCTTAAAACAGAGCTAGACGATGGTACTACTATTGCGGAAAGAAGAGCAGAACTATTTGGTCAAGATGTTGTTAACGCAGAAATAGCTTACATAGCTAGAGAACTAGGTAGAGGTGTAGATTATAAAGCCGCTAAAAATATTGTATTACCTGCTGAACTTGCAGAAGAGTTTGACGCTGTTAAAGATCAAATAGTTCAAGCAGCTCAAGAATATGGTATTGGTATTGATGAAGAATACACTGAAGGTTTTTCTCAAGCAATTGAAAATGTTGATCCTAGAATTACAGAAGCGTTAGTAGATATAATGTTTACTGAAGATCCTGAATTAGCTACAGGTGGTGAGTTTGTAAAAGGATCTATAGAGTCTTTAGAAAAGGCAGGTTTTCCAGAAGTTGCTGCTGAAATAAAAAAGCGAAATCTTATAGCTGTAAGCAATATAAAAGGAATTAGAGTTATAAATGAAGCACCAGCAAAAAATTTAAATAAACTTGGTCAAATAATTACTAAAAGTTTACTAGATAATAGATTAATCAAATCTTGGAATAAAACTTTAGACTTTTTAGGATATTCTAACAGATTATTAAACGCTGCGCAGGAAACTTTAAACAAGGCTACCGGTCAAATAGAGCAGGGCCCTTTCTATGTTGACAGATTAAAAGCTCAAGGATCAAGCTATACAAACGAGTCTCAAGTAAAAGATATTGTTATTTCAGATATAAAACCAATGAATAAGAGCTTTGGCTATATGCAAAGTTTTTCAAAAAAAGTTTTTTCTACTGTTAGCTTAGAGTCTAAATTAGCTATGGTTGAAAAAGAAAGAAACATAATTGAAGCAGCTGGTATTGCTAATAAAAAAGTTTTAAGTAAGTTAGTTTTAGCAATGCAAAAAGATCTAGCATCTGGTAAAAGAATTACTAAGTCTCAAGTGTATCAGTTTTTTCAACTACAAACAGGTGTAATAAAAGGTTTAAGAGCTTTAACTAGTCTTGATTATCTTTACTTAATAGAAGGCAATCAATGGATTGAAGGTAAAAAAAGACCAGAAGTACCTTCATTTTTACAACTTACAGAGGAAGAACAACAAGCTAAACTACAAGAGTTTATTGATGAGTTTCCTGAATTTAAAGATAGATATGATATAAGATTAGAACAAAAGTTAAACGCTATTGATAAGAAAACTGGTGAAAAAAAATATACTTTTGAAGAAGCTAGAGCAAGAGCAGCATTTGATCCTACTCTTTCTGCTTATAGAGATTTAAAAACAAAAGGAGAGCATTTAGTACCTAATTCAGTTACTATGCTTGAATTATTTGATGGTGTAATTAGAAACAATTTAGATCAAGCTAAGTTAGATCAGATACTAGCTGGTCATGGTCAGTTCTTTGGACCTAATTACGTTGCTGATCTTTTAGACACTAAAGGTATTGAAGGCGGTAAAAAGACAGGACTAACTAGTCAAGAAGGTATATTTAGATTAAGTAAGTTTTTAAAAAATAGACCTGATATAAGTAACAACATCTACGCTCCAAACGGAAATAAAGCTTTTCAAGAAATAGTAAACACAGAAATATTTTTTAAAGCCTCTGAAGATCTTAACAATTCTATAAAGCAAGCTAAGAATATTGACGTTGACATGCTTAAAGCTTTAGATGTAATACAATTTGACGAAGCGCCAAGTATGAATCAGGTATTACAAAAAGCTAAGATAATAGATGATGCTTTAAAAATAGCTAGAAATGTAAACGCGCCAATTAAAAAGATTAGAGTATTTGATTTTGATGATACACTTGCTACAAGTAATAACATCGTAATAGCTACTAGTCCTGACGGCGCCACAATAGAATTAAACGCAGAGGAATTTGCTGAAAAAGGAGCAGATCTAAAAAACCAAGGTTATAAAATGGACTTTAGTGATTTTAATAGAGTAACTGATGGTGGTCGTGGTCCTTTATTTAAGGTAGCTGAAAAGATTAGAAATGCTAGAGGTAATGAAGATCTTTTTGTATTAACAGCAAGAGCTCCTGAATCGCAAGGCGCTATATATGATTTTTTAAAATCACAAGGTTTAGAATTTAAAAAAGAGAATATAGTTGGACTAGGTAATTCTACTGGTGAAGCTAAAGCAAACTGGGTAATTAGTAAAGCAGCTGAGGGATATAATGATTTTTACTTTGCAGACGATGCAATACAAAATGTTAATGCTGTGAGAAAAGCTTTAGAAGTTATTGACGTTAAGTCTCAAGTACAACAAGCTAAAATGAAATTTGCTAAGAATATTGACGTTGACTTTAATAAGATAATTGAACAAAAAACAGGTATTGCTGCTGAAAAAGAATTTAGTGAAGCTAAAGCTCAAGTAAGAGGTGCTAATAAAAATAAGTTTCAATTCTTTATACCTTATTCTGCAGAAGATTTTCAAGGTTTAATATATCCTTTATTATCTAAAGGCACTTTAGGTGATGCTCAAATGGCTTGGTTTAAAACGCACTTGTCTGATCCTTATGCTAGAGCAATGGAAAATCTATCACAAGATAGACTTAATTTAATGAATGATTTTAAAACATTAAAGAATAAGTTAAATGTGCCTAAAGATTTACAAAAAGAAACTGACAGTGGCTTTTCAAATGAACAAGCAGTAAGAGTTTACTTATGGAACAAACAAGGACTTAAAATACCTGGACTTACTAAGACAGATACAAAAGAGTTGGTTAAACAAGTTGAAACAAATTCTACTCTACACGAGTTTGCAGATCAAATTTCTACCATAAATAAAGATCCTTACACCAAACCTGATAAAAGTTGGTTAGCTGGTAGTATAACTTCTGATTTGTTAAGAGGTTTAAGAGAAGTTAAACGTCCAAAGTATTTAGAAGAGTGGCAGCAAAATGCTGATTTAATATTTAGCGAAAAAAATCTTAACAAACTTGAAGCTGCTTATGGTCCTAAGTATAGAGAAGCTATGGAGAATATACTTAAACGTATGAAGTCAGGTAGTAATAGAGTTGGTGAAGCAAGCAGGTTAGGTGGTACAATACTTAACTATATAAATGGATCTAACGCTGCTATAATGTTCTTTAATACTAGATCTGCGGTGTTGCAAACAATATCAAGTATAAACTTTTTAAATTGGAACTTTAATAACCCTTTAAAAGCAGGCCAAGCTTTAGCTAACCAACCTCAATACTGGAAAGATTTTATGACATTAATGAACTCAGACTTTTTAAGAGATAGACGTAATGGCTTAAGAATAAATATAAATGAGTCTGAAATAGCTGATGCTGCTAAAACATCTAAGAATAAAGCTAAAGCAGCTATGGCATATATACTAGAAAAAGGTTATCTACCTACACAGTATGCTGATAGCTTTGCTATTGCAAGTGGTGGAGCTACATTTTACCGTAACAGAATTAAAGATTTAGTTAAAAATCAAGATATGTCTGAAGCGGATGCTGAAAAACAAGCAATGCGAGAGTTTAGAGAAATATCAGAAGAAAATCAACAGTCAAGTAGACCTGATAAAATATCCCAACAACAGTCTAGTGATGCTGGTCGTTTAATACTTATGTTTGCTAATACACCTATGCAGTACGCTCGTTTACAAAAGAGAGCTTTTCAAGATTTAGCTGCTGGTAGAGGTGATTCAAAAACTAATGTTAGTAAGTTAATTTACTACGGCGTTGTACAAAACATTATATTTAACTCTTTACAGCAAGCTATGTTTGCTATAGGTTTTGGAGACGATGAAGAAAAAGATGAAAAAAGAGTTACAAGAACATTAAACGGCATGCTTGATTCTTTACTAAGAGGTTTAGGTATAGCTGGTGCTACTACTTCTGTAGTTAAAAACTTTTTACTAGATGTTTACGAAAGATCAGGAAGATCAAGGCCAGAATATGTAGATGCTGTATACAAGCTATTACAAATATCACCACCTGTTAGTTCTAAAATATCTAAAGTAAGACAAGCTGCTTATCAGTTTGATAGTAAGAAAAGAAGAGAAGAAATAATGGATCAAGGTTTTAGTATTAAAAGCCCAGCGTTTATGGCTTTTGCTAAAATTGTTTCTGCTACAGCTAACATACCTCTTGATAGAGTATTACAAAAACTTGATAATATAGAAGGTGCTTTAGGTGAAGAGGCTGAGGTGTGGCAACGAATAGCAATGCTAGCAGGTTGGCCTAAATGGGATATACAACCCGATGGGAAAAGCAAAGTTAAAAAGAAAAAGAAAAAGAAAATTAATATTAAAAATATAAAACTTAAAAAAAGAACTATATGAGACAAAGATCATGCGCAATACCAATGACTAAGTATGAAACGCCTATAGCTTTAAAAGATGCTTGTTATTACAAAGCTAAAAAAGCACATAAAGTTTTTCCATCAGCTTATGCTAGTGGTATGATAGCTAAATGTAGAAAAAACAAAGGTAAAAAGAAATGAGTTTAAAAAACTTTGACTACGATAAGTTTAAAAAAACGAAGCCACCTAAAGATAATTCTTTAGAGACTTTTAAAGAAATACAATCTATAAATAAGCTTAGAAAAGACGAAGACTTTGTTAAAAACAATGACAATATATACGATGCTTACGTTAGTGTTGTAGGTAAAGAAGACGGTGAGCAAATAAAAGACTTGATCAATAATTCAAATGACATAATACTTAAGTTAAAAAAGTATTTTAATAGACCAAGACCTAAGAAATTAGCTAAAAATTTTGGAATAAAATTAGAAGATATAGAACTTGACTCTATGAAAACACCTTCATATCCTTCTGGACACTCTGCTCAAGGATATTTAATAGCTGAAATATTAAAAGATAAACACCCTACAAAGTCTGCAGAGCTAGATAAAAAAGCAAAAGATATTTCTGATAGTAGAAATATAGCTAGAGCTCATTACAAATCAGACAGTGATTTTGGTAAGAAAATAGGTTTAGATATGGCTAACCACTTAAGAGGTAATGTATGAAACAGAAATTAAAATGGCACGACTCAGATGCTCCAGACGCTAAAGGAAAGTTTAAAGAACTCGGCGCGGAAGAATTAGCTAAATGGGTTTATAAAACTAGAAAAGGTAATGCTCAAAAAATAAACGGAGCTTTTGTACAGCAAAGAAACTTTAATAAAAAAAGACCTGCTTACGCTGCTAAAATGGAAAGAGCTAGAAAAATAGCCATGAAGATGGCTGATAAAGAAAAAGGAAAATCTTTAGCTATGTATACAAGATCAAGATCTCCACTAGCTGCCGTAAGAAAAACTAAGTCTGGCGCTAATTTAAAAAGATGGTTTAAAGAAGAGTGGAAAGATGAAAAAGGAAATGTTTGCGGATCTGAAAAGAATAAAAATACTAAAGTATGTAGACCGTCTAAAAGAGTTAGTAGTGAATCGCCTAAGTCTTGGAGTGAAATGAGTAGTGGTGAAAAAAGAAAAGTAACAAGAGCTAAAAAGAAAGTTGGTATGGGAAGAAGAAGAGATTCTTCTAGTAACGTATCATAGGAACGTAAAAAACTGGGCACCATACCCAAAAGTTCCTGTAACCAAGAAAGGGGATCGTAATGATCCCCTTTTATTATTTAACACCATGGGCAAAATCCGCCCGTACAATTGTCACACATAGTTTATATTTTAATAGTTATACCTATTGACACTATAAAAGCGCCGCTTGCTATTGCAAGTGTGTTTGCATTAAAGCTTGGCTTTTGCTTATGCCAAATCATATTAGTACCAGCCATTGTCATCATGCCAATACCACCTATTATTGC